ATAAATTACTCTTGTATAATTTAATTGATTATAAACTTCTTTATTTTTTCTAATCCAATCTAAAGTTTCTTGATTCTCTCCAACAGAAGAAAACCAGTACTGTACACCTTCTATCTCAAGCGGATACGGGTAACATTTTCGAATATCTGCCCTAAAATAAGCTAATTCTGTTAAATATCTTAATGTAATCAACCAACGAGTGCCTGTTTCCTTCCAAATAAAAGTGGTTCCGCACTTAATAGGAATTTTAACTCTTCCCTCGGACATTTTTCCAATTCTTGGTTTATTTAAACAAATATCTTCAAAAGGTACTGATAGCATCTTCTTATCTTCATTAAACGTAGTTTTATCAGGATTAATTAAGCATCTAAATTCAAGCGTTTGAGGTTCATCATTAGATGAATTATCTATATAATCAGGATTTTCAATAATCATGGTGTCAGCTTGATAAGAGTCTAACAGACCTTTTCGCAAACTGCGGTCTTTATCTTTTATCATTCGACTTTGCTGCTTCCCGCCACCATTATATTGCAATCTTCGTTTCATATTTTCTAAAGCTTGCATATTTAACTTATTTTACTTAGCAAAGCTAGACATTCAAAAATAGTTCTGCGATATAAAGGCATATCTTTGTCGTCCGCTAAGCTAAATAAACCTTCCAATTTACAAATAACTGGGAATAAATCAGACTGCAAGTCGAAAACCAGTCTATCCATCCCAACAAGTTCTTCTATTATAGTTTCTAAAGGTTTTTCCCAGTCATTTCCTTCCTCGCGCATTGGAAGTAATTTATAAACTAAATTAATAATTCGTTTGAGGTTATGATTTAATGTTTCATTACTAACCTCAAAATTATATTTAGTCTTCATACCAAAAATCTTCTTTTTGAGTTTCCGGATCTTCATTACCTTGCGCGAATGGGTAAGTTAAATCCTCCATAATAGTGTGCATTGTAGAACGATAAACACCATTAGAATCTTTCTTTCTACGTTTATACAATCTTTGGAGATGAAAACCTTTTCTTTCATACTCTTTTTGAAGACTCTGTAATTTCGCTAAATGATTAGCTTGAGAAGTTAATTTAAAGTCTGCTCCGCTGTATTTCATTCGGGTATTTTCGATACTAGCAAGCTGCTGGCCAATCCATTCTACCGTCATGTAAATAGCTAAAATTTTAATTTCCTCTGCGCTTAAATCACTAAGAAAATACCCTTCTTGACCATCATCCCCGCCTTCATTAATTAGCTCAAATTCTAGCGACTTCCGCGGAAATTCAAACCACGGAATCGCAGATTCAAGTAAATCAAAAAGCATATTTGTAGTATCTTCATGTGTCATTTCCATATACATATCATCAGTAATCTGTCTAAGGAACGCATTATACACAATATTAAAATCGGTCATGTTATTTGTTCCTCCTTACGTTTTATTTTGTTGATGATTGAACTACTTTTCTAACAGGTCCTTGTGTAGTAGTTGGAATAGATGCTTTTCGAGTAGGCTTATGCTGTTCAGCATCTTCTCCTTCAGCGGCCTTTGCATTTACAATCGCATTAGTAACACTAAATCCGGTTTTCTTTAATATAAGATCTCTTTTACCAATATCATTTAAAGGCAATGAAACTGATAAAGTTTTAATTAGCTCAATAACCCCTACAGGAGCAAAATTGAGAAGGTCTTCAAATTCATCCAACGACCCACTTATCATAAGCCTGCGCACATCTTCATCAGTATAATTATACTCTGGCTCGACCTGTCCAAGTAATTCTTGAATCGCCTCTTCATCTTTGATAATTAAATAGTTTTCAATGATATAGTTACCACCCGGAACTTGAGATAACATAAATAATTCCTCAAAAGGAATATTCTTTAATTCATTAGGTTGATAATCTCTATGTAAATTATTTAAGTCAGGAATCGTATATCCGACTCTTCCTTGTCCTCTGTTTTGAACTGCTATAATTTTATCCTTTGCGATCATATTTAATTCTCCTTTTATCTCTTAAAATATATATAGATATAAGGGAGATTTTTACAATCTCCCTTATTATATTTATAGTTTTACTATTACTGTCTAACTTCAGCAAGTCCTGGAGCAGCATGTAATACAAGTGTTGTAGCTGTAGGAGCAAGAGCTGTAATCTGATATGCGCAGATACCATTATTAAGACCTACCATACCTACACCAAACTTCTTATAAGTCTGGATTTCTCTTGACCAGTCTTTGTTCTCCCAATCTCTAACAGCTGCGCCACCCTCAAAAGCAATCTTAATTGGCTTATCTGCTCCTGTTGGGATAATGTAAGCCCATGAAGGATCAATTACTTTCACTGTATTAGAGCTATCCTCAAAAGAGTTTGGAAGTATAACTACGTTATGTCCCTTATAATTAGCAAGATAACCTGTGTTCCACATTGCGTTCTTCTGTTCGTTTGAAATCCAGTTATTATCTGGAACCATCTTCGCAGCAAATTCAAAAGTACAGTAAATAGTAGCCTTTCCATAAGCATCTGCAATCTGAAGAAGATTATCCATCTTAGACTGAACGAAACCTGTATCAGAATCCTTATTTGGAGCTGTTAAATTGCTTACGCAAGTCTTCAGTGCCTTTGCAATCTCACGATATACGCACTCATCAAGACCGTCGTTAATAACTTCAAGGACATCCGCCATATCAATTCTTCCATCAAGGTATTCCTCAAAACCTATCTGAGCGGCTCCACCCCATGCCTCTGTAGGTACTTCAAGAGTATATCCATCTAACTTGAATACTTCATATACACCTGCTGCGCCAACCTTTGTAACAAATCTCTGCGCTCTCTTCTTAGAAGCGTTAGACACTTTAACTGAGAAAATTGGCTTCTCGCCTTGAGCGAATGTACGAATATCTGCGAACATTCCATACTGCTCAAGAACACGTCTTGGCTGAGTCTCATTGATAATTTCTTCCATCAGCGCAAACAGTGTATTTTTATTTTCTCTAAAGAGTGCATATGTGCCCGCAATCTCTTTTAACTCTGCACGAAGAGTCTTATCTAAATCATCATAACTATATTGTTTATCACCAAAGCTATAAGCCACAGCAGCAGAAGGATTAGCTTTTGCAACTGTCTTAGCAAGAGTAATAAGGTCTTTCTTATTTAATGCCATATTGTTAGTCCTCCTTCTAAATTAAATAACTCTCTGTAACTTTACTGCTTGAGATACAGCATCTGGCATTTCTGTAATCTCTACAACCCTAAATGCAGGTGCAGTAGCAGTTTCGCCAGTTCCAAGAACCTCAAGGTATCCATTAGTACCAACTACTAAGGTATCTCCCTTGTTAATAGTAACTGCTGTAGTTTCTGCGGTATTTGAAGTATTAGGTCCACCAACTGTATTTGTTGTATAACTATCTCCAATATTTGTCTTAAGACATCTTGGAACCATCTCTCCGTCAACGCAATCAGTCTTATTCATTGCGTAATCCTTATGATTCTGGTATCTTGGATCATACAGCTTTTCCTCATTATAAACTAAAAGCCACTCACCCGGAACTGAAGCGTCAGCAACAGCTTTTCTATTAGCATAGTCATACTTTAAAAACTGACCATTTTCAATTACTGTAAGGTTTGCGTCTGCAATGAGCTGTGCGTAGATCTGTCCTGTTCTTTGAGCAGAAAGATGATTAGGCTCTACCTGACCATAACCTTTTCTTTTAATACTTGCCATGTATATTTCCTCCTTATAATTTTATTGACCAATACAACTGTCTATTGCAGCAACCCACGCTGGTTTTTCAGCGACTTGAGAATCAACAGTTACTGTAATACTATTGTCGTTTAAATTTGTATAATTAACCTTTTTATCAAAACATATTACTGCCAGCTTTGACTTAATTTGGTCTAAACTATACTCTGATTTATGCTCAATGACATCTTGTTTATCTTCGTCTGAAAGCATATAAAACTCTGCAATAACATCGTCTTTCTTTTCATCCTCAATTTGAAGAATGTACTTCTTAGCTTCCGCAAGTTGTTCTGCGGTTTTATGAGCTTCTTCCTGAAGTGCTTCAAAATCAGCTTGGAGCTGAGTGAATTGCGCTTGAAGAAGAGTGAACTTCTTGTGAACGTCTTCATCATCCTCTTTAGAGTCATCCTCTTCAGAAGTCTCTTCTTTGTCCTTAGAATCACTTTCTTCTTTATCTTCTTTTGCAGCGTACTCAATAGAATCAGCATCCTCAATAGGATCACTAACAGCTTCCTCAGTTATAACCTCAGAACTGTCTACTGATTCAAGAGTATCTTGATGCTCTTCAGTTGATGTAAATAATGCATCAGCTGCAGAAGTAACTTCTTCAGGAGTTGAGTCAGTACTTTCAACAAGAGACGAATCAACTTCAACATTCTTTAATTCATCTTCCACTTTATGACTACCTCCTTTTTGTAAAGCATATTGTAGTTCTTGCATCATTCCAAATAATGTTTGTTTAAATTCATTGTTTAAAGTAAAATTTCTACTTACATTAGGAGCTGTAATAGAGGCGCCTTCAAAACAAGGTTCCACGTCATCTCCTAAAATACATAATTTAGAAAAGACTGCGTCATTGATTATGAAAAATTCATAATCTGTATTAGAATCTTTTGTCCAAAAACCTGATAAAGTTTTTGCATCTAATTCCATTGATTGAGGTTTCCCGCCATCGTCTAAAACCTGCTGGGCTTCCTCAAATTGACCTGTCCATAAATATCCTTTAGTCATAAGATAAGTTCTAATAACATATGAATTAGATTCCTCATCCATGTCTTGAAAATCCTGAAACCAAACTGGCGCATTAGGAGCGACAAACCCAAACGGCTTCGTTAGAATATTAAAATGAAGTCCATCGCCATCTTGTACGATTTGCTCGCCATGATCTCGAAAGTCTCCTTCTTCTTGCTTATAATATCCTACAATAGGCGCTCCTCTTAAAGTCTTCGCCATTCTAGTAGCACTATCTTTGTCTATAGAAGTGCCATTTCTATTCTTCCCTAAATATAAAACTTTAATATCACACTCAGAGAGCATAGGATTAATTTCAAGAGGTTGTAAATTAATGAACTCTGGTCCGTTTATTGTAGCAATAGACTGATAATTATTCATTTAACAAAAATCCTCCTTTATATTATATTTAACTTTTGCTCTCAATGTTTTGAAGAGTTTTGGTTGATTTTTCGTCATCTGATTTTTCAGGGCGCCCCGCGCCATTCTCGCCATCGCCATTTAATGCAGTTAATCCAGTTCTTCGTCTACCAGTCTGCTGTTGAGCTAGCGCATCTGCATTCATAGTATTTGAAGTGAGCGGCGGTACGAATACAGTAACTAAATTGAGTAAATCATTTTCAAAGAACGCATTTGCTAATATAGTGCTTTGAGAAAGACCTAAAGCAATTTGCGGAAGCATCTTTGAATAACCCATTTGAGTTTGTTCTTTATACATTTTTGAAAGTTCTTTATAATCATAGATTGTTGTTGGTAACAACTGTACTTTATAATAGGCCTTTTGAGGACTCTTATTAAAATTCAATAAAAGTAAATCCATAAAACTTTCAAATTGATATAATAAATTACTCATCATTGCGCTATCATTTAAAATAGATTTTTCAAGAGCAATATTACCATCTGTATTAAATTGCATTTGTGATACACCAGCTTCATTATAAACTGCTCGCTCAACTTTTGTTAAATCATCTACTGTAGTAGTAGTATTTCTATCAGCCATATCTGCAACTTCTACATCAGCAAATGTAGTTAGTACATCAATACCAATAGCTCGGCTAAGCATCTTAACAGCGTTGTTATGAAGTTGCTGCGCTTCCTCAGGGTCAAATACTAACTCGCCATTCTTATCTATTGGCAGTTTCTGAACAATAATTTTCAGAAGCTTTTGAGCCATTTTCTTTCTATCTAACTCCTGAGCTGCATCTAGGTCTATTATAGCTGGGATAACTGCCGCCATTAATGGCATATCATTATCATTTATATTAAATTTAAATGCTCGGTCGGGATCTAGCATATACCACCCTGGCGCATCACCCCGATAATCTCCTTTCAGCTTTCCTTTTTTGTATAACCTATATCCAGTATGAAATTCTTCTGGGTATAATTTTAACACTTTCTTACGATATTCTTCATCGGGATAATAGTCATCAAAATATTTCATATTAAATTCAATTACTGGTCTGTTATTCTTCTTAAATCGAGTTCTGCAATACTCTCTTGTTAATTCTTGTATTATTGGTCCTGTTGGAGTATGAACTATATAACCATAATAACATCCATCACGAATAATAGATAAAGCAATTTCTCCTAATACAAGTTTAGCTCTAAAATTATCAAGATAATTTAATACTTTAAAAAAATTATCTAAAATTTTATATACATCTTTTGCGGCAACGTCTCCATTATCACTATCAACAGGATAGGTATCTCCGCCATTAATATATGGCACTACATACCAATCGTATCTATATAGATAAGCTAAATATCTACATAACCTAGAGTATATACCACTTGTACGATAATAAAAATTAGAAATTTCTCTTACTGTTTTAACATCATTTCTATCAATAGCCCGTAAAACATATTCTTTATCACTAAAATTACCATTAACCTTCTTTAATGTTGTGGTTATAACCGCGTCAGCTAAAGTTTGAGTTCCAACTTTAATTTTAGAAAAATCAATTACGCCAGTAGATGAATCAAGAGGATAATCATTATTTTCGCCAAATGATGGGCGAATATTAAAATCTCTCATTTCGCCATTCTTCCAGCGCCTGTCTTTCATATATTCCATCGTATTCTCCTTAATATCCTGCTTTATTCATTATGTAGTCATAGCTTATAATATATTCGTCTGTATATGGGATTTCAATTAATTTTAAATTATGCTTTTTACAATATTCTCTCTTCTTCATATCATTAAATTGCTGCTTTTGTAAGCCAGACCATCCACCAAATTTTTCTTTCGGTTGATAATGTTGGATACCTTGATATTCAATTAAAAAATCTATGTCTCCGCCATCATCAAAGACCGCAAAATCAAAGCGAGGGTCGAAGAGGACGTCCTGTATTACTTAATAAATCATTAAAGCTATACTCCTCTATAAAATCAAGCCCTGCTTCATCTAAAACTTCAGCAATCGTAATTTCTCCACGACTCGCCCTCATCTGTATCTCACCTCCCTAAGCATAAAAGCTCTTAGTTTTGACTTTATATACTTTATAAAAATATATTATAACATCTTTATTAAAACTGTCCTTAATTAAATAACAAAAATTGAGACGCATCAAATTTTTTACCTCTTTTTCGTTCCTCTTGCTTTTTAATATAATATAACCCATATTCAAAAGCAGAAAACTTATCTTTCGGAGTCCCCCTTGAAGATTGTTTTAATATAATATTTATACCTTCATTATCTTCAATAAGATTTAAAAGTTGTTCTCTTAAACTTGTTGTTAGAGTAAAAGGCATTAAATATTCCGCTCTCTTCTCAGGCGTCATTGATTGGCCCATCTTAGTTTCCATTAATTTCATTTTCGCAGTAGTTTCATCTATTAAGAATTTTATACGACCACAAGACATCTGTGTTTGAACATATGTGTGCGCTTCAGTATTAATCGGCGCATTTGCTTTAATTATGAAAATCGCGTCTTGCACAGTATCGAAAGTTTTATACTTTTTATATTCAGGATACTCAGATAAATTATCAATACCAAAAGGAGGTAATGTCTCTCCTGTTTTTGGATCTACTTGTGATTTAACCATGTAGTCCATTAAACCTATACCTAACCCATTACCATCAATAGCACAAACTCGTGCTTTGTATTTAAAAAATAATTTTTTAATATTAATAGCTTGTTGTTCAAAATGCTCTTCTTCCCAAGAATATAAATTTACAATAGACTTTAATGCTCGTCCTTGCGGCTGCGGCGTCACTTTTATAACAACACACTCTGTATTACAACCTTTTCTACCAACATCTATACCTAATACGTAATAAGCAGATTTACTACTTCTTCCGCTAAACTCATACTCAGGTTGATTAAGAATACGATATTTATCAAAGGTCTCCGCAGAAAAGAAAGCATTTTCCGCATCTCCACTCCATTCTGATTCATACTCTCGACCAAATGAACTATCATTATAAGTACCATCTAATTTAAGTTGTTGAACAAAGTTCTTAGCAAGTAGTCCTTCCGCCACTGGAACTCTCCACGTTCCGCCCATAATTACTGAACGGTCAGACTGAGTAACTTGTTCAAGCAAAATCATCATAAGTTTTTCAAAAGCAAAACTGTTTTTCCATCCTGCTGTTGTTCCTTTATATTCCATACAGGTCGTTAAGCTGTATGCGTTCTCTAATGAACTGCTGTATATTTCTATACAGAGTAGACTATATCTTCACCCTCTCTTTCGAGTAGGGGGCCACCACTTCCACTCACTTGAGTGTACTCCCTCCCGGGATAGTCGTTGAACCTTCTCTTTCGAGCTTGGCTGCTGATTACCCTCGACTATACGCTAGGGCTTTCCAGCAATTCAATGGCTTACAACTATTAATTACTTAATAGCGATGCTAATTTATTTTTTTGTTCATTTGTTAAATTTTTATATTCAAGTGCATAATCTTGATAAGCTAAACCATTTTTAATACAATCCAAAGTATAAGTGCTTTTTACTCCAACTTTATCCGCCATTTGAGTATTCGTTAATATCCTATTTTCATAGTTATAAAGAATTAAAAATACTTGTTCTTTATTTAATTTTCTTTTAGATTGTATAATTGTAGATTCTCTTTTCTTTGTAATAAAATCATAACTTTCACAAAAAACCTTGTATATTTTTTGCCTTTCTTCTAAAGGAAGACGTTCATACTCTTCTTTATATTGATTGTGATTAACACCTTTTTTAATTCTGCTGATTGTGGTTCTAGAGACATCATATATATCTGCCAAAACTTGACCAGGTCTAGACATAAATTCTAAAACAGAGAGAATATTAAATATATCTGATTGAGTTAATTTTGAACCTCCATTACTTGCTCCAAAATTACCACCTTCATTTTGATTATATCCATTTCTGTAACTATCATATTTTTTAATAAATTCTTTTTCTTTGTCTCCAATTTCTTTTTCTGTAACATCTCCTTCAAATTCAACACTAAAAGAGAAATTATCTTCTCCATAAATATTAAATTCTTTTTGAAGGAAATGATTATCGTGATGATTATATCGTAAATCTGTAAAATGTCTAGTTCTTCTTCTTGGAATATTATTAGTTAATCCAATATAAATTTTATGATTTATTAAATTTTCAATTTTATAAATATAATACATAGTAGAAAACCTCCATTTTTTATTTTCTACTATATATAAAAATTATGCACATAACTTTGTAACGTTTTGACCAAAAAAGTTAACATATATTTGTGATTTATTGATGATTTCAGATTCATGTCTACTACCATCTGGTAGAAGTCGGTCTACATTCATTGTCAAGAAGATATTTTAAATATCTTCTTGGACTATCTCTTCAACTATTTTCCATTTATAACCTTTATGTCTTATATTGGTTCCACTACATACTCGACTAATTGCGGAAGAAGTACCGTCAACCGCCCTCGCGGCTTCTTTAAAACTATTATATATATTAAGTATATTACCTTCTTCGTCGCATTGAGCAACTTTTTTCCCAGTATAAGTCTGCTTTGGCACAGCTTTAACATCCTTATTAGGGTCATCAGTATATCTCCATTGATAATCATTATGAGTATCACGTTTTCTTTGACAACATAAAGTTATTTTCGCTTGATTACTATTAGTTTCTCTTGCTGCTTCTGTTAAGCTTGAGAAAGTCATCATTTCATTACCTTGTAAATCATACTGAGTAACTTGTCTGCCTCTTCCAGGTTTGATTAAACCTGTTTCAACTGCATGTTGAGTATTTTCAGAAGGAGTAACCCATTCTAAATTTTCAACATTATTGTTACCTCTATTACCATCTTTATGATTTACATAAGGTTTATTTTCAGGATTAGGAATAAAAGTTTCAGCAACTAATCTATGCACTCTCATTCTTTTTTGTTTCTTATCTTTTAATGATAAAGTAACAAATTTGTATTGCTGTTGAGTAGATTGAGATAATATATAATTAGTACTGTCTTTTCTTACTTCTCCTTCTGTTGAAACACTGTAATCAGTTTCTTTTTCGTTATAAATGTATTTTTTCCACATTTTTAATACCTCCATTATTACCAAATTATTCCTTCTATTAATATTGAAAAATTTAGTAATAAATTTTATTAAAAATGTCCAAAAAATTATAGTTGCGGCGCACTTGGGATGGTGATAAAATCCATCCTACTGGGCTACACTCATCACCCATAGTCTCTACACTTTCTCTATTGCTAGAGCTTAGCACGGTGTTCTTGACTCTTCACCGTTAGCACCTTTTAGGTACACCCTTTTTTCTTAGGTTCACGCCGTTTTCATCAGCAACTCACGCTGCTGCGCCCCAAAATCTAGGGATTATTACTTCGTTAAGTAACGTTCCGTCTACTAATATTACCTCTTCTATCAGGCCTCCTGTCGCACGTTTACCTCTTGAACTTTGTTTCGCAGCCATAACATCAAGTAAGCTACCATTTTTAAATACAAAAGTAAACTCCTCTTTGCTGTTTTTAGATGCTCCTCTATCAAGATTTACTTCATTTGCTAACCCTGGAACCAGCTTCATGAGTTCATTAGCCTTCTCTCGTACAATACCTGTAGCCTGCTCCTTCGATTTGTTATCGTTAAGTTTTTTATCTTAACTTCTAAGGACTCTTTCTCCTTAGTCCAGCGTAACTTTTCACCCTCGTTTAACGTTAGGTTTGCAAAGTGTCGTCTTTGCTCATATTAGACTCTATCTAATAGTGGTGCGGCCTCTTGGAGAGATTATATCTTTTCACCCTCTACGCGTTGCCCCTGACTATAGTTCCTATAGCCTTCGGTTCGGGTAGCATCTCAGCATTCCCGCTTAATTCCGCACTCATAATCTTTAAATTTCTTTAAAGAATCGGCATTATTTTGTTTTATGATATTTACTACCATTATTTAAAAAATCTAAATATAACTCATATTTTCTATCTAAATAAATATTCGCATCTTTATAAATCCAATTTAAAAAATTAGTTACGTCATTTATAGCTCCAAAAACATATCTTTTAGCACCGTCTTCTCTATGAACTGTAAAAATTTTATTTTGAGTATTTATATTAATATTATCAACAGTATCTAAAAAACCTTTAATAAAATCAACAGTTCCTATTAAGCCAATTTGAAAACAAGAGTCTGTATTAGTAAACCAACCATCACCATCAAAATAGCCTCTTATAAAATGTCTTATTAAGTAAAAAGGTACTTGTTGTTTAGTTGGAAATTTTAATATTAATGATTTTTTAGGAATACATCCTTGTTTTATTAAGTCTTGTTTACAACTATCGCTACGAAAACTAATACGATATGCTTTTGCTTTATCTCTATAAGCAATTTTATTATTAATACCCATAAATTCTTTAAATTTTTCAATATGATGAAAGTCTTTTTCTGCTAGGCTTAATTCTACTTTTGATTCAGTAGAACCAACACTTCCATCTGCATAAAGAAAACCTAACCAATAAGCTTTTTCTTCTGTATCTATTTTTTCAAATTGTTTAAGGACGTTTTTAGCACTCATTGAGTTCCTCCTTTATAAAAATTTTAATAACTAAAACAAAATTTTTGTTTACCGCCTGTTGTGACGAACAAATGACAGCCCGGATAAAATACACATCTTAACATGAGAACTAATACAGATAAAAATGACTTTGAATACGCACGTGGATAAACTGCATAAACGTGTCTATGTCTCATAGCTTGTCGTAAAAATACTCTTTGATAAGTGTATAAACGTAATACCTTTTTCTCATTACTTGACGCACAAGAGTTACAGAAATCAATATATAAATCTGGATAGACTCGGTAAAAGGCAATAGCCTTCCTTAATTCAGACAAACAAGCTTTGATTCTCTCTTCTGATATACCAATTTTCTGATTGGCTTTATTTGCGGAAAGCGCCATTAAATCAGCTAATGCCATCTATATTGCCCTCCAATCTTTGAATACGCGCTTGCATTTCTGTATACGCGTTAGAATTTTCGTCTACAATAGTATCATTATCTTTTTCTTCTGTTATTCTTTCGTAATACTCTGCTATATCTTCATCTTCTACTTCATCTACTTCATCAATTTCTTTTTCTTGAGCTTCGTGTTCAAGCTGAATTTTCTTAAGATAATTTTCAATTTGCTGTCCAAAACCTAACTCTTTTGTTACTAAATTATAGACATATTGATTCTGGTCTTGAATAATCTTATCTATAATATCTAATGGAGCATCAATTTCATGTTCGTCTATAAAACCGCCTTCGCGCTCGCACACCGC